GATCGATATGAGTACTATAATCTAGAGACTACCAGCGGTGACTGTGGCTCAATTCTTGTTGCTATCGGTTCTACCATTGCGCGCAAGTTGCTCGGAATCCACGTGTGTGGAAAACTCCATCTTGGAGTTTCTTCCCCCTTCAATCTCGACGATATCAATCGCGCTTTTCTGGATTTGCCCATTGAAGCACAAATTGGATTGGATTTATCTCCATTGCTCTCATCTCATGGTTCGTTACACGATGTGGCTCTCCCCGAAGGAAATTTTACTCCCGTCGGCAAGTCTCTTTATAAGACTGTTTCACCTAGCAAGACAAAATTGCGCCCAAGTGAAATTGTCGGAAAGATAGCCGAAGTCACAATGGCACCCAGCGCTCTTAGACCTGTCCGGGTCGATGGAGTGATCGTGGATCCAATGTTGTTCGGACTAAAGAAGGCTGGAAATATTCCTCCAGAAATCAATCAAAAGAGTCTTGATGCTGCTATCAATGACGTCAAGCGATTGGTTCTTGCGAACGCAAGCGAAGAAGATCGTAAGGTCTTTTCCCCTATGGAAGCTGTCACAGGCGTCGAAGGGGACGAGTTTGTGTCTGCAATTAGTCGCAAATCTTCTCCTGGATATCCTTACATGCAAGAACGCGCAGGAAAACCAGGAAAGACAAAGTGGCTAGGCGAAGGAGAAGTTTTCAAATTGGATAAAGCTCTAGAGGGAGAGATGCTTGAACGCATTGAAAAGGCGAAAAATGGAGTTCGTACTCCTACTATTTTCGTTGATACCCTCAAGGATGAACGTCGTACTATGGAAAAAGTCCGTGCTGGCAAGACGCGAGTGTTTGCTGCCGGACCAATGGACTTTACACTGGTTTTTCGGATGTACTTCCTGGGCTTTGCAGCTCATGTGATGAGAAATCGTATTGATAACGAAATCTCCGTCGGCACCAATGTCTACTCTCACGATTGGACAAAGACTGCTGAACGCATGCGCTCTAAAGGCCAGAAAGTCATTGCAGGCGATTTTTCTAATTTTGATGGAACTCTCCTGCTTCCGATGCTGTACCAGATCCTTGACATCATCAATGAGTTTTATAGCGACGGAAACGATCTTATTCGCCACGTTCTCTGGAAGGAAATTGTCAATTCTGTACATCTATATGGCGATAACGTGTATCTTTGGACCCACTCCCAACCTTCCGGTTGTCCAATCACAGCCCTTCTCAATTCACTTTTCAATTCCGTAAGTATGCGATATGTGTGGATGGAGATGATGCCAGACGAATTACGTTCAATGCGGGAATTCAATGAGCATGTTGCCATGGTTTCCTATGGTGACGATAATGTCATCAACATCGCTGATGCAGTCATTGATCGTTTCAATCAGATTACCATCGCTGAAGGTTATGCCAAAATTGGAATGACTTATACCGACGAAGCCAAATCCGGCGATATGGTCCCTTTTCGTTCACTTACTGAATGTAGTTATCTCAAAAGAGGATTTGTCTATTCGCACGAAGAAAAGCAGTGGATAGCTCCTCTCGAAATGACAACAGTCTTGGAAATGACGAATTGGGTTCGTGGAGATGAAGACCGACTCGAAAGCACACTAACAAATGTAGAAACATCCGCTTTTGAGCTTTCTTTGCATGGCAGAGAAGCTTATGAAAGGTGGATGCCTATCTACAGGCGTGCATGTCGAGATCTCCCGAAATTACCTCTCCTCCTCACTTTCGACGAACAACGCGAAAATGAGTTGAGGAAACACGGTCGACTCAACTAAATCCGAGACAGG